CGAGGGAGGCTTGGGCGTGGCGGAGGGGGGGATGGTAGGAGACCGGGGCTTGGCCTCGGGGTATGCCTGGAAGTCCACCGGCAACACAAGCCGTATGTCCTCATTTTCCCATGACTCTATGGTGGAAGTCCGGGAGCGAGGAAGTGATGGATCATCCTCTGGGACCGGTGGTATGGGACCACGCGGAGTCTCCCAGTAGGGATGAGGATCACACACGGATGTGTGTAGTGGAATCTCCTGTATGGGGCGAGGAGAGGGTCCATAGGCGACGCCGATGGTGTGCCCAGTTTCGGGATTGACCCGAATGAGGACGAAGGGAAAGAGGTGCATCTGATCCACAGGGTGTTCGTGGATCAACGGGCGTTTTCCATTCCGGTAATCTTGAAGAAGATCCCGGATATCCTGGTCCGAGAGACGACATTCCATGGTCGTGGATTCTCCCTTTCCAATCTCAACAACGCGTGTCGAGAGAGGGAGAGGGTAGATCTGGTCATTAATGTCGAGCAGCTCGGCGTTGGATGGAAGAGGTGCCGTGGTGGGATGAACCTCAATCTCAACGTGTTCGGGGATGTAGCCGAGAGATCGGACCCCAGGTGTAATGGTCTTAAGTACGAGGACTTTGGCCAGGGAGAAATCGTGTTTCTGCCCGATATACTTCTCCTTTGCACGCTCAAAGAGATAAGCGGCAAGGCGACGTTGCTCGGGAGAATAGCGAATCTCCACACCAGGGGCGATCGGAAGGCCAAGGCCCCCGAGGGCCCGATGGGCGAAAAGATTGAGGGTCATCTTTCCGAATCTGGTGACCTCCAGGATCTCTTTCTTGTGGTAGTGAAGAAAGAGCTTGTGTGCCTGGAGGGGATTCATGGCTGCAACAACGGAACCCGCGTATAACTCTGAGAGGGTTAGATTGCGAGTTACCTCTCGTCCAGTCAGTTTGGACTGACCGACAAGGAGGCCAACGTTGAAGAAGGTCATCTGAGAGACCCGACGGGTAGTCTCAGGGAAAGGTGACGCCTCGATATCGCCCCAATCGGGGGTGGTGAGGAGGCGGGAGGTGAACTCCTTCCAAGCTGTGACATGGGAGTCATAGCGCTCGAGAGGGACCGAGTTGACGGACCCAAATCGGTGGTGGAAGTAGTTCTTTCCCACGGAGGGGACGAAGCCCACATTTGGGAGAAGGCTGAGCCAAC